GACGTTGGACCAGCCCACTGGAGGCTGGCTACGGAATTATGGTCAACATTAAAGGACTTGGAGTCACAAGCTCCAGCGATTGCAGGCTCGCCACACGTTGCTCTTGTTCGGGGAGTTTGCACACCCGTCCCGGGTTGAAGGGATATTTTTGGTATTCGAAAATATACAAATGTTTTTGGTGGCTCCCTCACTACAACTCAATCCTATTTCTTATGCGTCCACGAGTGGTGGGTCGAGTGGCCGCGAGAGCTGACTTGACCGCCTGAACTGCGGCAGCCTGTACACGCGGGTCTCTTGCCGCATCGAGGACCTTAGAAGAGATCTTGGAGAGGAGAGAAGGGGGTTGAGAAACCTTGACGATTACTGAGGGAGGTTCGTTCTTCTGGATCTGGTGACCGGCACCCGGCATCTGACGCATATTAAGCGCCGACGCTAGAGCAGTCGGCTGAAAAGTGGATGACGACAGATTATAGGCGACGCTCAAGGGCGAGTTGGGAATAATCTCCCAGTGCCAAATGAGCTCAACAGCATAGGTGTTGCCAACAGTAGACGCAGCCGTAGTAGTGTCACCCTCAACCCAAAAGGCGAGGGCGTTCTGACCAGCTTGGACTGAGGCAGTCCCATAGGGGCCGCCCCAGACCGTGGATGCAGAAGGGACATTGGCCGTGACAGTCCACTGAGGCATACCTGTAGAGGTGGTCCTGCTGATGACTGACTGGTAAGAAGGGACTCCGTTGGGAAGCCAATTATACTCGAAGGTTCCATCAGTGACCCTGGAACTCTTCGAATTGGTCATGCAACCCTTAAGGGACCCGACTGGCACAAGAGCGTTCAAAGTCGAGGTGCAGATCGAGGACAAACCGGAAGCAGCGGTACCAGTGGTTCCGAGTCCGACCGCGGAGTTGTTGACTGGACAAAGACCTGCCCAGAACCTCCCGGCTCGGTTCAACTCGGACCCCTCGTAGGTGACCCTGATGCCCATCCCAGTACACCGCACCCTAGCCCCCATGAGATCTGGGGCAATCGCATAGATGTTCGGAACAGAACCTTGGTTCCGAAGATCAGTGATGGCATTATAGGCCGGGTCGTACCAACCAGTGTTGGTTACGTCCGTGAGCATGCCAGGCGACAACTCATAGAGCCAAGCTGTCGAATACGACGGGTGAGGGAATAAGATACAACCACCATTATGGATCGTGGTGGAGGCAGCGGACGTAGGCGACCAGGTCAGGTACCTCCTAGAGGTTACCAACCCGGACGCCATAGTCTGGTCATCAGGAATATGAGAAGGTTGGGCGTTAAAAGGATCCGAAAGAGTGGCACGCCATGAACCACCCGATCTTGTTTTTCTGCGTAAAGCACCATTGCGTTTCATCGTCTGTATTGGATGCCGTGACGATACCGGGACTGTTCATCGATTCAGAACCACAGTGGGGGGCGCCGTGCAGTCTCTTGGCGTTCTGGATAGCACTCTGTGAGTTTTGGGCCATAACCTGAATCGACCCAATGGTGGGTTTAGGTCCTCCTTATGGTTTACCAAACCGAGGAGAGTCTGCGCGTGCGAGGTCGACCACCGCCTCGAAGTCAAGTGACTTTGCGTGCACAACCCGTTAAGTGGGTCACCCTAGGTCTAAGCTACCGGAAAAGATTGACGTGCCTCTGGCATCTCAAGTCTATAGCAGCCGGCTCTAAGGTCCATTGGTCGCATATTGTTTCCAAACCAATCTGAAAAGGGCCTTCCAACCCGAAAGCTCTCGCGAACGACTCCCTGGTCCTAGGTGATGGTGGGCGATAGTGTTCCGCCATCCCACCCCCGAACCATTTGAGCGACCCGTCCTCGAGCTCCCTCTTGTTAGCAGCCCTACGACACGCGCGAAGCTTATTCTTGGTCAATCCGACCTCCATCTTCTCGACCTCCCTGAGTAGAGCGGCGTAGAAATCCTGTAGTACTGGAACACCGCCAAAAGACGCCAATCCCCCTTTAGCCACCCCCCTGAAATGCGTGTAGATCTCACGCGGGGTTTTAAGCTCATATAGGGAACAGACGTCCTTGGTCATGACGGTTTTAGGATTCCTCACCATCCTCCACTCACCTTCTACGTTGACGGGGTTGGTCTGGCAGAAGTTAACCCCTTCTAAAAGGTAGTTGACTTCTCCGCATTCTAACACAAATCCCATCTCCTTGAAGAAGGCCGGCAGGTCTCTCTTGGCTGCAGCTATGTCTTCCCGCTCACCAAAGATAGTAAAGTCGTCGCCCGCGTTGATTATCTTTAGGCGCTTTCGAATGGTCTGTTTATAAGAATAGACGCAAGCTGTGACCTGGGCCACACCTACCGCAGAGGTGTTGACCTGACCCGAGGTCAATGAACCAGACATATTGTACTTAACAGCTGAGTTCCCACCCTTGATCAGGGCTTTATACTCAAGCTGCCAAGACAACAAATCACGAATGGCGTGTCTATCACGCCCCGTGAAACACTTGATCAGTCTGTCGTTAGTCCATTGCAGGCCCCATGAGGTCGCCTTGTCCATCTTAGAAACGTCGCAATCCAACGAAGCCGGTCTGCAGAATGAGGACCAGTGGCTCTCTATAGCTTTGGCTACCTGAACGTAGTTGAGCCCCTTAGCTACCACCGTATGTCCCCAGACTCTGTTTATGGCATCGTACAATTTCTTCTCCGCTGGTCTTACGTACACCCCGGTAGCCAGCCTATACCTTGGACTAGGCGGTGATATGACTCTCGGGATTCTGCCAGGCTTCTCATTGCGGATATCTTTCTCAAACTTGATGAACCCTTTAATGTCAGAGTCCACCCTCCGAACCTCGCGATTTCGGAGGGATTTCGCAGCCTCGAGATATAGTTTCCTCTTCCCAGCGGGGTACTCGCAAGCATACGACTCGAAAGTCATAGGCTTCATTCCCTCTTCGGCGGAAAGAATATTATCAATCTGTTTAGCATACGAGTCAAGCCTGTCGACACAACTTGGGTCAGGTCGGGTGTCGATAGTCAGTTGCCACTTGTCAGTAAAGGTCAACAGCACTCGTTCTAACGCTGCCAATCTAACATTGTGGTGCGAAGGACTAAAAGATCCTAGGGTGGACGGGGGACTAAGCCCAGTGAGCACCGTGCTCTTCCTAGGCTTTTTGGGTGGACCGTAAATGCGTTCCTTCAACCCGAGTGCTTTGGGTGAGAAGAGTCTTGCAAAATCAGAAGAATCCAACTGATCCACATGGTCAACTCCCGCACTTTCAGAACTCTGGAACGCACCACGGCCCCCCTACCCTTTAAGGACAGGCAGAGGTCTCGACACCCAGAACGGTATCAAGATCTGCCACCATCTTTGGACGACTGTCGCGTCATATCTAGCCTTCGCCTGAACAGCAATGGAGCTGGCTGTCAGGTTCTTGGCTGCGACGTCTACCTCTCTAGGGACAAAATAGGACTCCACCGCAAGCACGGTGTAACTCCCCACCTGCGACTTCTTCACTCCAAGTTCCGACAACCTACTGGCAAAGAACCTATGCAATCCGAGGATATTGGTCTCGGTTCTGGGCGTGAGAGAGAAAGGAAATTCCACGCGGGCCTCAAGAACAAGAGACTCCATGAACTCCCTCTTTTGGATTTTCCGACGGGGCATTTGACGCCGCTTGATCCCGGCGTTTTTCCCCGTCTTCCAAACCCTCTCATCCTCGGGCAAAAGGTCCTCCACATCAGGCAGGTCGGGGTCGATCACACCCTTACCGTCCCTCGTGACGACTGAAACAGCTATGTGAGCAACTGTCTCTCTTTGGACGTCGTCTTCGAGATGGCGGTGGTTTGTAATCCACCTAGCGAAAGCAATAGCGCCGGCGGTGAACCAGAACCTTCCCCTTCCGAGGTTCTCCTTTTCTTTGAGCAGGAGTTGTTCTTCTTTCACCTTAGCGGTTTTCACTGACGCCACAGAACTAGCTAAGCCCAGCACATCCCTCCTAAAAGGAGTCTTACGCGGGGCGACATCAATGGCTTTCTTACCAAAGATGCCGTTCCGCGAAGTCCTCTTCTTGGACAGAGGGACGACCGAATCAGCCAAAGGAACAAAGGGGCTCCAACACCACTTGGGAAAGATTGACCACAATCTCACCTGTGCCGTCTCTAGGACAAGAGGCGACAACTCGAACGGCCTGAGAACAAAGTTCCGTCCGGGGTGTGCTGGGGGGAGGGGTGGAGGTGTCGGGGCTCGAACACGACGAGTGACCGTCGCTACCCAACCATCTGTCCCTTCATTGGTCCAGCCGTTGACAACCCATTTCGGGCTCACCACCCCGGCCGGAGGTGATGATAGGGGAAGGGGATCATAGAGGCTTCTGTTCCAGAAGCCTCCACGACGTTGTCGGGGTTGTGTCATTGCGTCGGCGGTTGGAGGTTGAACCTCGTACGGCGTGCGGGGAAGTGCTGTGGCGGCTGAGGTTGAACCTCTGGCAGCTTTAGCGGATGCAACGTGTTGTCGCGAGTCAGACAGGGAGCACAGGGAGGAAAGTTTCAGCTCTTAAAGAGATGAAACTAAAAATC